AGAACCAGCCGAGAAAACCACCCAGTGCCGCAAAAGCAAACTGGATCTTGTCGATTACATTCTGCATACTTGTACCTTGCCTTTCCTGCCCGTTTCCGGGCATAAAGAATGGGACGGTTCTCGCCGTCCCTGTGTAATGGTGATCTATATAAACACAGCCGTGTGGCTGTGGGGTATTAGAGGGCGTTCAGCATGTGCGCAAGACTGGTTCCAATCAGTTCATGTCCAACAGGATTCGGGTGTACACCGTCAACGATATACTCCGCTTTGACCTTGGCATTTTTCGGACTCAATCCAACCGTCCAACCATCCAGCACCGCAAAACCGAATTCATCCCTCGCTACATCGTAGATGGCTTGCTTGTACTGAGCAAGCGTTGCTCCTGCCTTGTTGGCGGCTTCACTTGAGCGATGGAACGGGGTCAGGAAAACGATGCGCTTGCCGGGATACTTTTCGCAAAGACCACTGCACAACACATGGAGGGCACCATAGAACGAAACATCCGTTGTGTCGGCAATGGTTCCAAGCGTCACCCCGGTGCCATAATCATTCGTACCGCCTGCAATCACGACCATATCAGCGGCATTGTCCATTCTCGTGTAGCGCAAGGAAATGGCGCTGGACGGAGACTGGTAGGAAGTGCTGGAGATACTGATGCCTGAAACACCATAGTTCCGACAGGTCGCTCCCAAACGCTCACAGGCAATCTCACAGTAACGCTTTTCTGCCCGCATATTGGGAGATGAACCACCTACAGGGGTATATGCCCCATAGGTGATGGAGTCACCGATAAAGTTGATGGTCTTCCCTTTCCAGTTGGAGTTCTGTACTGCCAGCGCCTGCTCAATCGTCTTTTCCAGATCATGCTCTCGCTCATCCAGCGACTCGCTCAACTCTGTAAACCTTGCCTCAACCGCCTTAGCCTGAGTTTCAATAGCGGTCTTGTTTTCAGCAACCGCAGTCTGAATCGGTTCCAAAGCAGTATTGCGTTCCTGCGTGATTTGTGCCAGAAGTGTTGCTTCACGCTGAATTGTTCTCCGGTCTCTGTCGCTGCCTACCCGGTTCAGAAGTTCCGTCAGACAATTCAGCAGAGGTACTCCTTCCGTATCACAAACAACAGCCCGTGCTTTTGCCGCGTCCTCTTCTGTCAGATTGATATACAGATACTTTGCAGAGCTGCGGTTCCATGCGGAAATCGATGTCAGCATCATAATTGCGCCATCATCCATTTCCTTGAAATGCTGTGCGGGAACAACGGAGAGCTGTCCAGCAAAATGGAAGTCTCCTTCCATGCCGCCCCAGTTACCACGCATAATAGCAGCTTTACCGCGCAATCCGTAAAGAAGCACATTCAGATTGGCATCATGCAGGGTTCCGGTCGGGATCAGCAAATAATAGCCTTCACCGTCAGCATCAATGCATCCGGACATATCATCGCTGGACTTCAAACCGTTGACATCCACATGACCCTTATAAAACGTACTGCCCCGAATCAGGTCGTAATCGCTCCGCCATTCCTGACGGATATATTCCGCAAGGCTGCCATGCGCCGTCCCATCCAGTGTCTCTGCATCCGCATCGGCATAAAAGGCATCGATAGCTTTCAGGCGCTCACTCAGATTGCTGTAAGTGTTCCCTGCACCATCTACACGCGCATCAAGGATCTCTGTGTCCGTGGTCTTGCCAGCAACAATGCTGTTCATCCGAGCAGTGAGCTGGTTCTTGGTTGTTTCCAGATCCTTACGCCCAGCCTCCAAGTCATTTCTTGCAGTTGTTACCTGTCCTGTCAGATTTGTGGTCGTGTCCTGAAGGTTCTTCGAGATGCGCTGTTCAGTGGCCGAGAGTTCCTGGCTGATTGCTTCATGCGTCTCGGTCAGTTCCTGACTCATAGCTGTATGGGTTTCGGAGAGTTCCTTACTCATTGCAACTTTGGTCTCATTAACATCAGAATGCATCTGTTGAACATCGGCATCCACATCCAGTTCCAGTTGATGCACCTGCGCCGAATACTCCGCGCAGATAGCCCAATATTCCTCACTGTTCAAAGCCGTACCCGCCGGGACGGACTTTCGGCTGATATAGCTGTCGCCAGTCTCCGGCTGGTACACGATACTGAGCATCTCGTACTTGCTGTCCTTGCTCCATACGCCGCAATGCTTCGGCACAATGCGGCCACCTACGAATTCACCCATGATCTCATTCTCCTTCCTGCTTACATAAAGTCTTCAAAGCGTCTTTGCCGGCAAGCAGGAGGCGGATGAAAATCAGTTTTTAGGAGTACCCCCCCCCCCGAAATTTTTACCATAATCACGTTCTTATTCGTATACGATTCCTCCACATCACAAAATCAACCGTTCCAGCAAGCTCTGGAAGGATGCCGCAATGATCTCGTGTCCCTTTTCATCGGGATGCACACCATTGCCGCCGTCCTTCGAAAAAGCCAGCTTACGGAAATTCTCATCGTCCGGACGCAGGTTGGATTCGTGATACAGATCCAGACAAGGAATGCTGCGCCGCTTGCAGATCTCTACAATTACCTCGGAGTACTTCGCCATACCACAGGACGTATTGGATGGCATACTGCCCACCCACGGAGTCGGCGTCACAATGCCGAGCCGTGCCAAAGGGATACGCTCGTAAATGGCATCAATCGTTGCGTTGATACAACCGCAAATCGTATCCGTGCCCTTGTCAGTAACAGTACCCAGCGACTGGCCAGAAGACAGATCGTTGCCACTTCCAAAGATGGTAATCACATCTGCGTCTTCAGGAATGTCACTGACACGCTGGTAAAACGCCCGATTTACATCTTGCCGACGCATATAGCCGGTACCGCTGACACCAAGATTTACTGTCTTGATGCCGGTCTTATCGGCAATATAGTCGAAGTAGTGCTTCGTCGTTCGACTGTTGTTTTCCGTCAGGCTGTCACCAAGACATACCCATGTGCGATCAGCCCATTTCGGCTTCATCCCAATGAAATAGCCACGGGTCATAGGCTGGATGCTGCAGGTTTGTACACCGTTGATACAGGCGATGCGAATGGATCTTGCCCTTGCCGGGGAAGTCACCACCTTGTTTTCAACCTTTCGGTCCTCATTTCCGGTGTTGTTCTCACCGCCAACCCGATTCCCATTCTCATCATAGAAAGCATATAATCCATAACCAGCTTTACCGGCCGCACTAATGCAATACGGAGTATACGGTTCAACCGTGATAGGTTCCGACACGCGATAGTTCGTATTTCCAGTCGGTTCCTTTACCTTGTCACCAGTTGTCGGGTTTAGAAGAATACCATTGGCTTCAGTGACCTTGATTTTTTCTCCAAGGTTATACTCGTAATTTTCATCCACGACCTTGGTTGCCAAATAGCTCTCAAGTCCAGAGATCTTGCTGTCGTGCTCTGCCGCCAGTTCCGCAGCCGCACCGACCAGCTCGGTCGAAGGATAACTGATCCGTGTAACCTTTTTGATTGCGCCTGTGAAGTGGTTGTTCTCCACCCATGCGATGCGCACCGTTGCAGCAGTTGCGGGAACCATCGAAATACGGTCACGATAGCCAATATTAGCTTCTGTCTTCTCCTGATAGCCCCCAACCACCTTGTCACCCGAATCGTAGAAAGCATACAAATACTTATTCCACCCACCGGATACTGTAAAGGCATACAGCTCTCCGGGTTTGACCTCAATCGGGTCTGAAACACGGAAGTTTGTGTTTTCCGATGCCAGCGGCAGAATTTCACCGGCCCTTTCGTTGATACAGCGGTTTGCCGTATAGGTGAACTCCAGTGCCTCACCCTCGACCACCGCAGCACTCAGCAGGGTGTTCTGCTCCCCTGTTGCCGCAGCAATCAGGTCAGCCTGCGCCTTATCCATCTCACTTTCCAACGTGGACACCCGGTTTTCAGGGTTGCCATTCAGCTCATTGGTAGCAAAAAGGAAGCGCGTCACCTCTTCGACCTTACCGATAAAGGTCGCGCTTTGAATCCATGTGATACGAAGGTTGACCGCGCCAACTGGCGCAATCACAATGTGATTCTCAATTTTGTCGGATTTGTTATCCGGGGCAATCTCACCAGAAAGCACATTTTCCTCGCTGTCATAGAAAGCGTAGTAGTATTTCTTCCAGCCGCTGGATGCTGTGATAATATACACATGACCTGCCACGACTGGGATCATCTCCGAGGTGTGCCAATGACTGTCGCTTTCGTTTGCCAGCGTACCCACAGTGCCGTTCAAATTGATGAACGTCCGAATCGTAGAATCAAAGGTCAGTTCCTTTGTCTCACGACCAGTTGCCTCATCCAGAAGCTGAGACACGATTGAGGTAAGCCAATCATCCCAAAGACCGCGTGTCTTTTCCGCAGAGCGCATCGCTGCACCCAACGTGGCGTGCGTGTTGCCCTGATTATCCACACGGGCATCCAGAATTTCATTGTCAGAGGTCTTGCCGCCTGCAATACTGTCCATGCGCTTATTCAGCGTGTCCTTGGCATCTTGCAATTCCTGTCGGCCAGTGTTCAAATCAGCCTTTGCCTGATTCATCTGCGTTGTCAGGTTGTCCGAGGTCTGCTGCAGGTTCTCGTTCATACGATTTTCAGCCTGCGACAGCTCCTGACTCATGGCTCCGTGAGTGTCAGACAGCTCTTTACTCATAGCCTGCTTGGTTTCAGCAAGGTCTGTATGCATCTGCTGGACATCCGCATCCACGTCCTGCTCCAGCTTCCGCATCTGTGCCGAGTAATGAGCACACAGCGACCAGTAGCTTTCATCTGCCAGCGAAATGCCGGATGGCACCGCCCTGCGGCTGATATAACTGTCGCCGGTTGCTTTGTCCAGGACAATCATCAAGGGTTCATAGGTCTTGTTCTGTTCCCAGACACCCACATGGTCCGGGACCACGCGCTTACCAATAAACTCTCCCATTTTCCTATCCTTTCCGGCTTACGCCTCGTTGTATCTCACGATGAGGTGTCCCTCATCGTCCATCTCAAAAATCAGACCCAGCGCGTCCCAGCTCTGGAACACCAGATGTCCATCCATATCGATGGACGAGGTAACCATGCCTTCCGCGATGTCCTTTGCCACCTTGTCGATGGTGCTGGACACGGAACCCTGCGCCAGACCCAGCTTGTCATCCGAGCGCATCACAAGGTATCCGTCATCCGTGATAAGGAATTCCAGAATGCCCTTGGCGGCCGCATCCAACGCCTGCTTATAGGTCAGCGTTGCGATCTTGCCGTTTTTGACCGCTGCACGAGCCACATTCAGCACCAGACTGAACGAACCGATCACATCTCCATCATCGGACAGAAGGTAGATGTCAATCGGGAACCGGCCATACACTTCGGTCATAAAAGCTGTGACCGTCAGGATGACTGCGCCGTCGTCCACGAACACAAGGTCTGGGCGGGTCTCGCTGGAATACTGGAACACCGCACCATCCGGCCGGGTCGCCGAGTAGCTGACGATGGTGTCCTTGCTGACCTTGTACTCCAGTGAGTTCTGGTACAGCCGACACCGCACCTTTCGGGCTTGGTTGTCGTACTGTTTGACCGGGATGTGGGTCGGGATCAGGTTTTCTGTAAACGACAAGTCCACATCCTGAAACACCGTGAACGACTTAGCCGTCTGTGTCTCCTGCACTGTCTGCTCCAGCGTCTGCACTGCCGCTTTCGCCTTCCTGTTTGCCATCTTCTTCGCCTCCTCCCTCAGTTGGGGTATCTGGGTCGGGTTTAGGATCAGGCTCTGGCGGCTCATAGCCCACCGTCTGCCAAGCCTCACCATCCCACAGCTTCAGCCGAGGGGCATCGGTATCGACCCAGAGTGCATTTGTTTTCGGATTCTTTGGTGCCGCCTCCTGCGCACAGATGGGCGGTGCATACCGTTCATCCAGCTTTGCCAGCAACGATTCGGACAGCTTGCCTGCCGTGCCGTATCGCTCATCCAGCTTTTTAATTAGTTCTTCGGACAAAGCCGAAGCCGTCTTATACCGCTCATCCAACTGTGCAAGCAGTTCTTCGGTCAGTTCTCCGGCTTTCCTGTAGCGTTCATCCAGCTCTTGCAGGGTGTTTTCCAGCAGCAGTGCCGTCTTGACCGGGGATTCGTCTTTTTCCCAGCCATAGCCCCATGTTTTACCGCCATCCGTGGAAATGAAGAACCCTGCTGGGCTGTTCTTCCACGCAAAGGTAGACTTTGCCAGTGTCCCGGCATTGAAGGCGTACCGCACGGTATCGCCATTCACTTCGGTCACATTCTGGTAGTGCAGACCGAACAAGCCAGCCAGCAGGGTGCCGTCATAGACCATCGACACAGAAATGCCGCCGATCTGCTCTCCCATGCTGGTCTCCACACGGAGCGCGGTGTTGTAGGCTTCATTGGCTGTGTTCCGGATATTGCTCAATGCCGTGGTCAGTGACGAGTTCCGGCTGCTGACCGTGGAGTTCGACAGCGTAATGCCATCGTACCGTTCCAGCAGACAGTCGTACTGCGTTTCAGTCACCTTGGAGCTGACCTCGATGCCGAGCTTGGAAATAAACACATGAACGGTATCGCACAGGCTCACCTGCTCTGCCTCCACCACATCCTCGTAGTCCGGGGTATTCCAAAGCTGGATGAAATCAATGTCGATATCCACCTGCGGCTCGGTCAGGCTGGTGTTCTTCAGATAATCCTGTGCAAAGGAGCGCATCATTTCATCTGTAGGCTTATCCTGAAAGCCACCGGAGCAGTCCAGCACCGTGATCTTCTGGTACGGCACCGACCGCTGCTCCACCAGCACAACCTTTTCCGGCAGCTCGGTCACTTCGCCGCTTTCCGGGTCCTGCCAGTACGGATGCACACCCGTGATGACGTTCTCGATATTTTTCTCCATCTTGAAGTCCGTGAGGTTCTTGCCGTACACGATATGCACACCGTGGTCTGCCCCTCTGTGACGATGGAGCTTGACCGTGTATCGGTCCCACTCATACTCTCCGCCAAAGGTGTCCAGCACAGAGCCATCGATACCACCGAGGCAGTTGCGGAACGAAGAGGGCACGGAAAGCCGAAAGGAAGCGTCTGAGGAAATGTCCGTCCACACTTCAAACGGACAGTCCGATGCCGCATGACTTTCCAGTCCTGCCAGCGCGCCGGAACAGCCGGTCGTGGCAAAGGGCGAGACCGTGATGAAGTTGAGCTGGTAGGAGATGTGTCTTGCCTTAACCGTCAGTTTTCCGTCAATCGGCGTGGAGATTTTGTAGATACGGAACGGCTGCGGTCTGGCCGTGTCGGAGGGTTTGGCAAGGATGATGTTTCCTTCTTCCAACTGCTCCGCATGGATGCCGTCTGCTGGGCAGACCATTTCCAGTTCGAAACTGCCATTGCGCTTTTCCGTTACCACGCAAGACTGTGCATCCGCCAGCTTACCGATGCCGTTGTGGTCGAATTTTGTCTCTGTGGATGCGTACAGACAAGGGATCATCCCATGCCACCTCCCCTCACAGTGTCCACCAACGCGGTGTCACCTCCACCGCTGTAATGCCGCCCGTCCATGTGATTTGCGTCTTTCCGGCCGGCAGTTCCGGGAAATCATCCGAGAGAATTGTCTCATTGCAGAAGCCGCCCGCATTGTAAGCATTGTGCGTCTCGCAGTTCAGCAGCACATAGTCCTTGATACTGTGGATGGTAATGGACGCATCGCCCACATACAGCACACCGCCCGAATCTCCGTAGACCTTGAAGATGGGCTGTGCCGGGAATGCAAAAGGATTCATGAGGTTGCTCCGGCTTTCCAGCCGCACCGTCCTCTGTCCTTCTACACTCCACCGCTGGGGTTTGCAGTTGAACACCAGATCCATCTTGGCGGCTTTTTGCGCCGTCACATCGAACTCCATAGCCTCAGTGCAGACCGCCATCCGGAAGAAATCCGGGTCGTAGGTATCCTGCAACTTTTGGTAGCCCACCGGAGACAGCAGCCATGACTTGACCGCTGCGGTCTTGGCGGGCAAACCGTTGAAGAAGAACGCTTCGTACTTGATGTCCACGTTCTGATACCGCCGCCGACCCGCTTTTGCATTCTCACTGATGATGTCCCCGTTTCTGCCGGGAACCGATGTGCTCTCCACATCCGCTGCCGGGGAATCATACACACCGGGGCCGGACAAATATAAAAGGAAGTCCTTGCTGGACTTCCCCGCAAAGGACAGATACTGCCGTGCAAATCTGCCCTTCAAATCAAATTGGGATACGGTCTTTCTCTCAGGCAAATAGCCCATACGCATCACCTCTTACTTATAGACCGAATCGTCCTGATCGATCATCTCATTGATCTTGTCAGCAACGATCTGTGCCAGTTCATTGTCATTCCGGGCATTGTATCCGTTCACCGTAATGTGAACGCCACCCAGATTCGTGTTCTTGGTTGTACCGCCGCCAGCCAAAGCAGCCTGCGGAAGATTCCAGCCACTGGTGTTCAGACGGGGAATGCTGATTTCCGGCAGGCTGAAGGAGCCGATGCCCTCCATGCCCTGCTGGACTTTGGAAGCCATAACCCGGATCTGTTTCAGCAGACCGCCTTCACTGTCCTTGATACCGCCGGTCAGCAGCTTCATGAAGTCGGGCATATAGGTGTCGGCATCTGCCAGCGGACCTTCATCCGGCACCGAGAAATGCAGGAACTTGCGAATACCGTTTGCTACACTCTTCGCAGCATTGCCGACCCACGACACGCCTTTCTTGATGCCACCAGCGATTCCACTGACGACATCCTTGCCCCAGTTCCACGCTGAGGATGCCACATTCTTGACGCCGCCCCAGATGGAAGATGCAATGTTTCCTACCGCAGAAGCGGCATTGGAAATGCCGTTCTTGATAGCACTCACACCATTGGAGAACACAGAAGTGACCTTGTTCCAGACGTTTGTCACGCCCTCTCGGAAACCATCACAGTTCTTCCAGAGAGCTGTCAGCCCAAGACCGATACCTCCGACCGCGGCTACCGCGATACCAGCAGGGCCAGCCAGACCAGCCAGTGCTGTACCTGCCGAAGCAAGCACACCTCCAGCAGAAGAAGCAATACCAGCCAATGCACTGCCTGCGCCTGCCGCAAGTCCGGAAATCGTTGTGCCAACAGAACCGAACAGCCCCGCAATCGCAGAACCGGCAGAGCCAGCAATGCCGCCCAGCGTAGAACCCACACCAGAAAGCAGTCCGGATAAGCTGCCGCCCACACCTCCAATTTTGGAAATAACGCCGGATGCCACTTTTCCAAGGCTCGACAAAATACCGCTGCCGCTGGAGCCTAGGTTGCCCAGCTTCGAGAGGACACCGGAGATGCCCTGTCCCAGTCCGCCCATCTTGGATGTCAATCCGGAAATCAGGTTTCCGAAGTTCGAGACAATCTGCCCGCCGTCTGCATTGCCGATTTTCGACAGAAAACTGCCAAGTTTCGACAGCAGACCACCGCCGCCTTCCGTTCCCAGCGTATTGCCGAGGTTTGTGAACGTCTCACCCAGATTGCCAATGGTGGTTTTCATGGCACCGAGCTTGTCCACGATGCCCATAACGGTGCTGACCGTATCGCCCACCTTGCTGATTCCCTCGCCCAGCCCCTTCAGGAAATCCGAGTTGAAGGTCTCACCGAGATTACGAAACGCATTGCCGAGGGAGCTTGTCTGGTCACCCAGCTCACTGAACGAGGTCTTCATATCAGAGAATCCCTGCCTGACCTCATCCTTCATATTGCTGACGGCAGCTTTGGTGATCTTTTCAAGATCATTCCATGCAGATTGGAACTCACCCGTCATGCCATCCAGTCCGCTCATCAGGCCAGTTCGGATGCCGGATGCCAGCCCGCTTGCCGCAGAGCGAACTCTCGTAGTGCTGCCGGAGATCGTTGTGGCAAAGCCACTCACCACCGACTTCACTTTGTCGCCCATGTCGCCCACAGGGGTGTTCAGGTTGGTCTTCATGGAACCGGACAGCTTTTTGACCGCCTTAACGACCTTGTCCTGATTCTTCTTGATGCCGCTTGCCAGCAGTTTCATGAAGTCAGGCATATACTCGTCCGCATCGGACAGAGGACCGGTGTCAGGCACAGAGAAGTGCAGCAGGCTTCTGACCCTGCTTGCCACGTTCTCTGCCGCCCGGACGACCGAGCCTGCCGCCGCACGAACACCGGCCGCCATCTGGGAGCAGATGTCACTGCCCCAGCTATATGCCGAAGAAGCAATGGAGCTGAGAGAGTTGAAGCTGCTCTTGATGCTGGACACACCGGAGGAGACTGTGGAGCGCAGATTGGACATAGCACCGGACACCGCCGACTGCACGCTGGAGAAGGTAGAGCTGGTCGTGGACTTTACGCCGTTCCAGCCCGAAGAAACTGTAGACTTCACCGCATTTACAGCCGAAGTCGCTGTACTGCGGATGGTATTCCAACTGGAGCTGAGTACCGACTGGATGCTCGACCAACTGCTGCTGGTCAGGCTGCGCAGGTTGTTCCACCCTGCTGTGACCGAACTCTTGACGGCATTGACCGAGCTGGTCGTTGCACTCTTGATGCCGCTCCAGCTCGTATTCAGCACCGTCTGGATAGAGCTCCAGCTCGAAGTTGTCAAACTGCGCAGGTTCGTCCACCCGGTCGTGACGGAAGTTTTTACCGCGTTGACCGAGGCTGTCGTTGCGCTCTTGATGCTGCTCCAGCTCGTATTCAGCGCTGTCTGGATGGAACTCCAACTGGTCGTTGTCAGCGTGCGTAGGTTTGTCCAGCCATTCGTGACCGCTGTTTTGACGGCGTTGACCGCAGTCGTGCTGGCGGATTTGATGGAATTCCAGCTCGCCGTCAGGCTCGACTGGATGCCGGACCAGCTGGACACCGTAAGGGTACGGAGCTGTGTCCAGCCATTGGTGACAGCGGTCTTTACGCTGTTCAGGCTGGAAGTCACAGAGGTCGTGATCCCGGTCCACGCAGCCGTAAGGTTGGTCTTGACTGCATTCCAAGCCGTAGTGGTATCCGAAGCGATGCCGGACCATGCCGCCGACATGGATGCCTTGATGCTGTCGATCTGGCTTGTCACGGACTGCGCCATACCGGAGCAGGCGTTCGACACGGAATCCGACACACCCGACCATGCAGTCTGGGCTTCTGCCTCCACGCCGGACCATGCATTAGAGGTATCCGTTTTCATCTGAGTCGTAGAGTCGCTGGTCTTGCCGGTGATGGCATCCCAGATGCCGCCGAAGAATCCGGAGATTCCTTCCCAAGCGCTTGAGATACCGTACTTGATACCCTCCCACGCTGTGCTTGCCGTAGACTGGATGCCTTCCCATGCACCGGACAGCCCGGTCGCAACCGTATCGACCGCAGAGGTCACGCCTGACTGGATACCGTCCCAAGCTGTAGAGATCGCACCTTTGATGCCATCCCATGCAGACGAGGCAGTGGACTGGATTCCGTCCCATGCGGTCGAGAGCCCAGCGCCGAGCGCAGTGACTGCGCCGGACACAAAGGAGGAGATCCCCTCCCACGCGCCGGAGATGACACCCGAAATGCCCTTCCACACAGTCGATGCCGCCGACTTAATGTTCTCCCAAGCCGTAGACCAGTTGCCGGAGATGACACTCATGACAGTCGAAATGACCGCCGAAATCGCATCCATGACACCGCTGACCACGCCGGAGATTGCCTCCCAGACCGTAGAGAACACAGTCTGCAAGCCGGTCAGGACACCACCAAGGAAATCCGAGATCCCGCTGAAGGTGGACTGCGCGTTCTCGTCCATCTCCCCGGTTTTCCCCGTGAAGAACGAGACGATGCCGTTCCAGATGCCCTCGAAGAAATCCTTGATCCCCGACCAGACCCCGGTAAAGAAGTCCGAGATCCCGGTCCAGATGTTGGACGCGGTGGTTTGAATGCCCGTCAGGATGCCGGAAAAGAAATCGCTGATTCCTGTCCAGATTCCTTCAAAGAATCCCTTGATGCTCTCCCAGACCGAGTTCCAGTCCGTCCCGAACCAGCCGAGGAACACATCCGCTACACCCTTCAAGGTGTCCAGCACCGTAGAGAAGATGGACTTGATGCCTTCCCAAATGCCGGAGAAGATTTCCTTCACCGCTTCCCATGCTCCGCTCCAGTTACCCTGGAAGAGATTGGAGAACACATCTAACAGACCGATCAGCGTGTCGAGGACTGTTCCCAGCACCGTGGACACGACCTGAAATGCACCCTCGAACACAGGAGCAAGCACCTGACAGAAGCCATCCCAGACTGCTTTCAGCACCTCGACAATGTCCTTGAAGTCAAAGCCGAGGGCATTGAGCCGCTGGGTCAGCTGGTCGCAGAAGCCGCGCACCTTTTCGACGATGCCTTTCCAGATGTTCGTAATGGCGGTGCGGAACTCCTCATTGGTATTCCAGAGGTGCATGAATGCGGCCACCAGTGTACCAATGACTGCAACCACTGCCATGACCGGCGCAGAGATGCCGCCGAGGGCTGCACCGAGCTTTCCGAACAGTCCGCTTGCGCTGCCCACATGGGTGGACAGTAATCGGATACCCTTTGCCAGTGAGCTGAAGCCCTTTAATGCTGTGCCTGCTGTCGATATGGTCTTGCCCAGCACGATGAGCAGCGGTCCGATGGCTGCAGCGAGAGCCGCCACTTTGAGGATGCTCTCTCTGGTGCTGTCGTCCATGCTGTTGAGCTTGTCCACGAATGCCTGCACTGCCGACACGATCTTTCGGATGGTGGGCATCAGGAGGTCGCCAAAAGAAATGGCCAGCTCTTCCAACTGAGATTTCAGAATGGTGAGCTGACCATTTAAGTTGTCCTGCATGGTTTCAGCCATGCTCTCCGCAGAGCCGTCACAGTTCTCAATGGCACCACGGAGCTTGTCGATGTCGCCTTCGCCCGCATTCATCAGGGCGAGGAAACCAGACATGGCGTTCTTGCCGACCAGCGACTCGGCATTGGCAGCCTTTTCAGATTCAGACAACCCGGCAAAAGCCACACGGCAGTCTGCCAAGATGTCATTCAGGCTTCTCATGCTGCCATCTGCGTTGCTGGTAGCAATGGTGACCTCACCGATGTTCTTACCCACAAAGGTCACTTCGCCGGCAAGGTTATTCATGATGGACCGCAGCGAAGTACCTGCCTGCGATGCCTTGATACCGCTGTTTGCCATCAGGCCGATGGCTTCTGCGGTGTCCTCTGCGCTAAAGCCCAGCGCACCGGCAATAGGCGCACAGTACTTGAACGTCTCGCCCATCATAGACACGTTCGTGTTTGCGTTGGACGATGCCGCCGCAAGGATATCCGCAAAGTGGCCGGAATCCGAAGCAGACAGCCCAAATGCCGTCAGTGCGTCCGTGACGATATCCGATGTAGTCGCCAAGTCCTCACCGGATGCAGCGGCAAGGTTCATGATACCTTCGATGCCATCCAGCATATCCCCGGTCTTCCAGCCGGCCATCGCCATGTATTCCATTGCGGAGGCAGCTTCGGATGCGGAGAACTTGGTCTTGGCACCCATCTCGCGGGCTTTTTCACGCAGGGCATCAAAGTCAGAGCCGGTCGCACCGGAAATGGCGGCGACCTTGCTCATTTCCTGGTCGAAGTCCGCTGCGGTCTTCACCGCCGCAGTACCTAAACCAGTGACCGCTGCTGTGACAGGCAGGAATTTCTTGCCCGTCTCCTCGACCTGAGAACCAACCGTCTGGAGCTTCTCGCCCACCGCATCGATCTTGGCAAGGGTCGCATTGGTGACCGCCGCCTGTTCCTGCAGGGATTTGAGGTTCTGCTCCGTCTCCACGATTTCACGCTGGAGTGCATCGTACTGGTCCTGCGTGATCTTACCGTCCGCAAGCTGCTGGTTGGCCTGTTCCGCAGCAGTCTTTAAGGTGGCGAGCTTCTCCTTGGTGGCTTCGATGGCATCCTTCAGCATCCTCTGCTTCTGGGTGACCGTCTCGGTGTTGGAGGGGTCCAGTTTCAGGAGCTTGTTGACATCCTTCAGCTCAGACTGCGTTGTTTTGATGGTTTTGTTGACGCTTTCCAGTGCCTTGGAAAGTTTAGTAGTATCGCCGCCGATCTCAACGGTAATGCCTGCGATTCTGGATGCCATGCGGATAACCACCTCCCCGTGGGCATAAGTAAAGGCCCATCCGCGCAAGGCGAATAGGCCAAAATTGGGTATAAAAATACCCTGCCGGTTTCACCCAGCAGGGTTAGTTGAATTGTTTACTTGTAGAGGTCCTCCAGCGTTATCAGCTGAACTTCGCCACGCTCCTGTGCTTGAAGAAGTCCATCTGTAAATCCTCCTTTGGAGAAAATATAATAGTGATAGTTATTGCCTTTTCCAAAAACTGATGCATAATCCCTGATCAGCTCCAGTTCATCCACACCAATTTTCTCGTTTCGATACTTACACGAGCCTATGATATAGTCCCTACCCTCAACAGGTGTTCCGACGATATCAATCTGTATCTGTTTTTTCTTCTTTGGGTCAGTGCCCCACCATTGACCGATTTCGCTCAGCTCAATAGGAAGGGAGTCTGAATAATAAAGCAGATAGTCTTGACACATCTTCTCAAAAATCAAGCCCATATAATCAGGAAGGTACTGTTTCACTGCGTGTGGATAGGTCTTTGCAATTCTACCAGAGTCAATGGCACTCATATTGACCGGCACAAAGCGATACCAGAACCTGAAAAAGTTATCGGCCAACAGATAGATGGTTTTCTTGCCAGGTTTTTCAGTAATCGGAGTATCCTTCTTGACAATACCAAGGTCGATCAGTGTTTTCAGATACTTCGATATGACCGAATTCTCCTCACCGACTTTCATCTTGATATCATTCATCCGAGAAGCCCCCTCAGCAATCGCTTTGATGATTGCATTATAAATGGCAGGCTCCCGAAGTTCCTGTTTCAGCAGATTTCCCGGCTCCTCATACAGATAGCTGGAACGGTCAAAGAAATTATCCAGCAAAGCCTCATCCACACTATCTCTAACATCCAGTTTGTTGATATAGTGAGGGACTCCTCCCGTGATTCCATAAATCAGGGAATTATCTTCTGCGGACAGGTTTGGATGGAACACAGCGGTTTCTTTGTAATCAAGAGGTTCAATCTTGAACTGACCGGTTCGCCTACCATAGAGCGGACTTTCCTTGCCGAGTACCTGACTCTCCATAAAACTCATAGACGAGCCACAAAGGATCAGATACATCTTTGACTCTGTCCATTTGTGATCGATGATATGCTGCAGCATAGCTGAAATGGCCGGTTTTGCTTTTGCAAGATATGGATACTCGTCAATAACAAAGACGATTCTCTTCTCCTTTGAGAGTGCTGTCAGCTCATCCAGCGCATCGTCATAAGTCCTGAATTCAGGTGCGGACTCCATATCGGGGCGCTCATAGCTCATAATCGACTTCGAGAGAGCCTCCAGATTTTCCTTTCCCGTTGTATTCAAGGCGGAGAAGAAAATAGTCGGCTTGTCCTTGCAGAACTCATTAATCAGTGCTGTCTTACCAACACGCCGTCTACCGTAGATGACAATGCATTCAAACTTATCACCCGCATACCGTTTATTCAGCTTCCGCAGCTCCTCCTCACGACAATAAAACTGACTCATCTGCTCACCTCTAATATTATACTCACAAGTTAGTAACTCGTAAGTTACTTTCTTACGAGTATAATAAATCAGATGGCTTGGAAAGTCAAGCAAAATAAGTCGAACCTTTAGAACCGGTCAAAATCAGCCTGAGATGCCAGCTCACGATACGGATACTCATCGTTCTGCCGCTCCGTGAACATGTCATTGACCAACCCGATGGTCAGCAGGTCGAGGTCGGCTATGCTGATACCGAGCTGCACACAGCGCAGCATGAAGAGCGGGGTGGTCATTACCCGCTCACTTTTGCGAGGTTTTTTCTTGCCTCTACCTCCGTCTGGACATTCAGACCCCACAGTTCGATCAACTGAGGCAGGATCTGGTAGATGGAAAAGGTGTTGAAGTTCTCCAGCCACTCATCCGGGGTGTCCGGCACCTGATCCGGATGTGCGTGCTTCGCCATGATATAAGCGATATTCTCGAACATCTCCAGACTGAACAGGTCGAGGCTGGAGCTTTCCTCATCGTTATCCCCCACGCTCTTTTCCAGAGAACGCAGGTCCTTGTAGATGTCACGGCCGAACTTGATGCGATACAACCGCGGCACGGCTGCACTGGCGCGGAAATCCACCTGCTGCCCATCGATCTCGATTTTCTTCGTAATAGCCATAAGTCAAATCCTCCATTTCATGTAGAAGGGGCAGAGCCTCCGCCCTGCCCCCAGTTCGTGTAGTGCTTACTCTGCCGGGTCAATACTGACCAATGCGCTACCGCCGCTGACGGTAGGCAGCTTGCCATCCCACTTCTGAATCTTCTGGTACTCGATCAAGGTATCAGACAGGCTTTCTGCAATCTTGCGATTGGCTTCAGCCTGTGCATCCGCAGCAATGGAAGTCTTCTGTGCCTCCGCCTCGGCGTTGGTGATTGCCACCTGCTTGTCAGCCTCAGCCTTGGCAATGGCAGCCTCGTTCTCGATCTTCTGCTTGTCCGCATTCTGCTGGGCAATGGACTTCTGCTGGATGGCAGTGTTATACGCCTCTTCAAAATCCATGTTGTTGATGACCACCTTATTGATGAACACCGCACCCTCGCCGTACTTCTGGTTCAGGGATTCCGCCAGCTTCTGCTGTGCCAGCGGCTCGATCTTGGTACGGTTGGTGACCTCGTTGGGACCAAGCTCGGCCATGGCAGACTTGATGGCAGATGCCACCAGCTCGTCACCGACCAGATTCTTAGTGTCGGACACATTGGCATAAAGCCATGCACTCTTTTCTGGGAGCACCTGATAGGTCACGATCACATCAGCAGCATACACCGGAGTCTTGTCGGAGGCTTCACCCCAGATCTGTGCCTCGATGTGCTTGTCCTGCTGCTTGTTGGACACGGTATGGATGCTCTGGACAAAAGGAATGGTAAAGTTGAGCTTGCCGCTCTGGATGGTGGCCTCCTGAATCTGGCCAAAGCTGGTCTTCACACCCGTGTAGCCGGTCGGAACGATGGTCACAGACTGGAACAGCAGGAAGGCCACGAAAATGACGGTAAACAGGGAAAACACACGATGCTTTTTCATATTGAAAATCTCCTCTATATAATAATGTAGGAAGCAGAGCCGAAGCCCTGCCTCGGTTTCATCAGCCCTGGGGTTCATTCTCCACGGGGTCGGTCACGCTGGCGGCTTCTGCCTGCGGTTCGTAGACCTTCTCGTACCACTTGTTGTAGACATCATCGCTGGTGTTGGTGCCAGTCTTTGCCTTGACATAACCGTTCGCCAGCGGGGTCGCCTGCAGGGTCAGGGTGTCGGTCTTGACCTCTTTGCTGTCCTCGTTGGTATCCCCTTCGATGGACGGACGGCTTGCCACACAGTTGTACATGACATGGCGGATGTGTCGCTGGTCGCCGTCAAACTCAAACAGGAATGCGAAATGCTCCAGCTCTGCGTTGGCGTTCTCTGCCAGAACACCGTTTCCGTCCAGTTCCTCGTGCATGATGTCGGTGAGGAAAGACTCCGGGATCAGGGCGATTTCGAGGTCTCCTTCATAGCCCGAATTGTTATTCACAACATAGTACGCGATGTTGTCGGCATAGAACGGCTCAATGTCACCATTGGCATCCAGAGACAGGCTGACCGCACCGGGAATCCGTACCGGGGTCGCATAGGACACGCTGCCATCCTCGTCAAAGGTCGCCTTGGCGTAATGGCAGTTTTTCAGGCCATACTTAACCTTATTGCTTTTCTTACTCATTGCTTCTCCTCCACAAAAATAGCCCTGCGGCAGACTCACACGGTCAGCTCATACAGGACTTCGTACATTTTTTCCGTCTCGATCCACACCTCGCTCTTTTCATAGAAAAGCTCATGGGCGGTCAGGACTTCTTCGATCGCTGCCTCCATATCCGGGTCTTTGTAGTCGGTGTAGACCTCAATGTCCAG